GCCTATATCGTGGCAACTCTCCACCCATCTGCTATACTTCATAATAAAGGTGACAGGAACCTTTCATCAGTATACGATCGTGACATGGACTGGGTTTGCGATCAAATAAATCTTGATCTTGATCGCCCCACATTCCCCGACTACAAAAGTAAAGTCAGGCTCCTCACCAATTATAATAAGGTGGTGAAGTATCTTGAAAACATCATCAATACAAAACCGATGATTGCCTACGATTATGAAACCACCAATATCAAACCATTTGACCTCGGTCAGAGAATCTGGAGCATAGCGGTCGCCTATAAAGGCAAGGCCATTGCTTTTCCTTTTAAATGGCATGACCCTGATACTGGTGATAACTGGTGGAATAAGGAGCAGTATAAAAAAATAAACAGTCTGTGGCGTAGAATAATACAAGACCCAGATATAAAAAAGATTGCCCATAATTCTAAGTTCGAGGAGATGTGGACCCGAGAGATAATGAAAGTGATAGCACGGGGCTGGCACTGGTGCACCATGAATACCGCCCATATTTTAGATGAAAGAAAGAGGTATGTCGGTTTAAAGTTCCAAACCTATATTAATTTTGGAATAGAGGGGTATGATGCCGAAGTCAAGCCCTATATTAAAACCAAGCCCGGCGATAACATCAATCGATTGAACCACCTGCCATTGAAAAGTCTACTTCTCTACAATGGACTCGATGCCCTTTTCACCCTTAAATTATATATAACCCAGCGTCGCCAGATAATGCGATCACCCATGAAAGAGGCATTCACTCTATTTCATGAGGGACTTTCGACCTTGATGGACGTACAAGAAACTGGTATCGAGATCGATGAACTCTTTCTGGTCGAGGCACAAGAAACCCTGCAGAACAAACTCGATAAGATTGAAAAGAAACTCCTCAGGGGTTCCGCCGCCAAGAAGTTTAAAAAGCATACCGGCCGGCCTCTGGAGATCGTCAATAAGGATTTTGGTATCGCCGACCTCAGGATTCTTTTGTTCGAAGTTCTGAAACAACCCATACTCAAAAAGACTGGATCAAATCTGGCCTCCGTCGATAAAGAGGTCCTTGAGAAGATCGATATCCCATTCACCCGCCTGTTAAAGAAACGCCGACAACTATATAAACTAAAAAATACTTATCTCGTTCAATTCACCAAGACTCATAACAACCGCGTACACCCCTTTATTGACCTGCATACGACACGATCGTATCGTAGTTCATCCTCTGACCCCAATATTCAAAACCAACCGTATAGAGACCCAGAGGCGGCAGAAATAATTAGACGATGTATTATCCCTTCGCCGGGTCGACAGCTGGGCTGCATTGATTATGGAGGGATCGAGGTCAAAATGGCAGGGTGCTGTTCTCGGGATCCTATTCTCTGCCAAGAAATAGTAGACGACTACGATATGCATGGTGAACAGGCGAAGAACATTTTCGTCCTGTCTGATTCTGAATTGTCTAAAATGCTCCGGTTCTATGCCAAGAATCAATTTGTATTTCCCCAGTTCTACGGATCCTATTGGTGGTCATGCGCTAATAATATATGGCAGAACGCTATGGATATTGAAACCGCCGATGGTATTACGGCCTTACAGCATATGATAAACAAAGGGGTAATCACCAATAATGCCAGTAAAGAGACTTTTGTTCTGGTGGGTAGGAGGAGATTCAAAGTCACCCAGCAAATAGCCGACCTTGCCATACATATCAAGAGCGTTGAGAAAATATTCTGGGAAAAGTATGCCAGATTCCGTGAGTGGCAGAATGAGATGGTAGCCGAGTTTCAACGTATGGGCTATATCGAAATGTTCTTTGGATTCAGGAGAGGCGGTATACTGAGCAATAACCAGATTTTTAATACAAAGATACAAGGCGCGGCCTTTCATTGCCTCCTGTGGTCAATGACGCGCTTAAATGAGATAAAACACCGGAAGTTCAAGAGCGATTTGATTGCGGAGATCCATGACGAGGTAATGTGGGATATGGAGCCCCGGGAAACTGATGAAATTCTGGCCACCAGTAAGGATGTAATGTGCAATAAAATTAGAGATCGTTACGAATGGATAATTGTTCCACTGGCGGTCGAGGCAGAGACCACCCAAAAGGACGAGGCATGGTTCTATAAAAAGGAGGTTGAAATATGACCAGAAGTAAAAAAGATTTGCCGTTACATTTAAGGCATCGGCCCCACCAGTTTAAATTTTTTGTCGGCAATGAGAATATGATAATGTCTCTTGAGTCGACATTGAAACAGGAGCAGAAACCATCGAGTTACCTTTTGTCGGGACCGAGTGGGTGTGGTAAGACTACCCTTTCAAGGATTATCATGAAAGAACTCGGCGTAACCAATCACGACCTCTATGAGTACAACATATCAAATCAAAGAGGTATCGCTCAGGCCCGGTCCATTATAGATGATACCCACACGACTTCTTTTTCGTCAGAGGGTAAAGGATTCATTTTGAATGAGTGCCACATGGCCACCAAGGAATTCTGGAACGCCATGCTTGAGGTTCTTGAGGAGCCTCCAACCAATGTCTATTTTGTCCTTTGCACCACCGAGCCGATCAAACTCCTCCCCACTATCATAACAAGATGTTCTCATTTCAAAGTGTCAAGACTAACCCGGCGAGAGTCCTTTGGTTTCGTCAAGAAGATTATCAAACGAGAAAACGCTGAAATAGGAAAAGGGGTCATTTCTAAAATTGTCAAGTCTGGGGGAGGTTCGCCACGACAGTTGTTAGTCAATCTGAATACAGTGATCGATCTTGATAACGATGAGGCTCGCTTGGAAGCACTTGATGAGTTCGTCATTGATGATGCCACTATAGTCGACTTGTCGAAATCATTATTGGCTGACGACAACTGGGGAAAGGTATCAAAAATTCTCAAAAATCTACAAGCAGATCCTGAGGGGGTTAGGTTAAAGGTACTGGAGTATATGAACAAAGTTCTTTTGGGTGGTATAAATGTCAGGGCTGGAGAGATAATTGAAGAGTTCTCTGAGCCCTTTTATCAGCCCGCCTTACTTACAAACGCTTGTTTTAATTTACAAAGTTAAATATTAAAGATTAAGTACCGGATTTTTTAAAATTTATGATATGGTTATATAAATGAGACCAATATACCAAACAATATTCAATTTCAAAACAGGCCATGGAGTTGTTTGGTATGATGGCAAGATGGTTCATGATCCCTATCCATCGAGAGCCGACATCATATACCGTATTTGTACTTAATGATCCATCTAAATGGAGGTAATATGCCAGACGCTTGGAGAGAAGAAATAAAGGTCGACAAATTCGATCTTGACAATTGCAGTGAAATCCATACTAATTTGGTCGATAAGACCAGCGAACTCTACGTCAAATATTTGAATCTAAAAGAGACGTGGAAAGATAAACTCGAACGAAAAGAGGCAGATATCGGTGACAATGTCAGAGCCGACCCGGGTCGATTCGGTCTTGAAAAAATAACCGAGAAGGCGGTCCGGGGTATCGTGGTCAGAGATGAGGAATACATGGAACTGAATGACCAGTTCCATACTTACCTCAAAAAGTTTACCAAATTTAATCAGAGGTTAAGAACGCTCGATCACCGCCGAGCCATGCTTGAATTATTAACCCGACAATGGGAGAGAGGATACTACTCAGAGGTGCGTAGACCTCCGACTCCCCCCAGAACAACTGGACCCATGAGGAGGGAAGACTAATGGCGAAAAAGAAGAAAAAGAAAATGACAAAAGAACAACGTGAAGCCCGGCGCAAAAAATTACTTGAGCGCATGAATATGGGTGACTCGATTGTCGGTGGTAATCGTAAAGGTATTTTCAAAGACGGAACCAAACTCTGGAAATGCGGGGAAGGTCCCCATGAAATCGACATCGTGCCCTATGATGCCGGCCCCTTTGATCCCCATATCGACGAGGGGGATCCAACTTACGTATTGGAAGTGTTCGTTCATTTCAATATCGGTCCTGATGGTGAGAGTTCAGCCATTTGTTTGGCTCAGACATTCGGCAAACCCTGCCCGATATGTGAGCACCGTATGGCACTCGAACGTGATGACGGCGATCCTGACCTTATCAAATCACTCAAACCCAGCCCCTACCCGCGGTCGATCTACAACGTCGTTATTTATGACACCCCGGAGGAAGAGGGCAAGGGTGTTCAGATTTTCCATACCAGTCATTATCTAATGGAGCAGCATCTGAGAAATCTTGCCAGGGGGACCTCTCTACGCCGAGCCCAACGAACCCGGTCCGTTCGACAGGTCAATATTCCTTTCTTCGATCAATCTGAGGAGGGGAAAACCATTTCATGGACTCAGGAGGGTGAGGGCGTTCACAAGAAATTCCTTTACCACCAATTTCATGACCGAGAAGAAGGTCTGTCGGATGAACTTCTTGAACAAGCCAGAACACTCGATGAGATTATTAACATTCCTACTCATGAGGAAGTCTACGCCTTGTATTGGGGAGAGGATCCCCCCGTATCGAGTGATGACGATGACGACGAGGAGATCGCAGAGTCTACACGCCGGCGCAAAAAGAAAAAGAAAAAGAAAACTCGGGACGAACGCCCGGAGCCGGAGGATGACGATGATGATCCAAATGATAGCGATGACGATCCTGATGACGATGATTCTGATGACGATCTTGATAACGACGATGATAACGACGACGATGACGATGACGATGACGACGATCAGGATGCGGATGACGATGATTCTGATGACGATGACGACGATGACGATGACGACGACGATGACGACGACGATGACGATTCGTGTCCTCACGGCGGCGACTTCGGGGTAGACACTGATCAACTCCAAGATTGTGAAGAGTGCGATAAGTGGGAAGCCTGCATCGAGGAAAATGAACGTCTCGAAAAGAAAGCAGAGGCTGAAAAAGCGGCAAAGAAAAAGAAAGCGGCAAAGAAAAAGAAAGCGGCAAAGAAAAAGAAAAAGAAAAAATAGGAGGTCTTTAACATGGCAAAAACCATTGCGAGACCCCGGCGAAGAAAGAAAAAGAAAAAGAATGACGATTCCTTAATGGAAGAAGTTGTTCCCGTTTCTTTCGAGCTGGTAGTCTCGACTGGTTCTACCCTACTCGACCTTGCTATTTCTGGTAAAAGAATTCGGGGAGGAGGAATCCCGGGGGGAATCATCGGTGAAATATCCGGCCCCTCCGGTGCTGGTAAAACAGCCCTCCTTTCCGAAGCCTCTGCCTCTTGCCAGATACGAGGCGGGGAAGCCCAATTTCTTGACCCAGAGGCGCGGCTTGACAAAGAGTACAGTAGAATCTATGGTCTCGATCTAAAGGATACCGAATATAAACGTCCCAACACCGTCAACGAATTATTCGAAATAATCTGGAACTGGGAGCCCGAAGATAATGATTACATAAATTTGATTGCCGCTGATTCACTGACTGCCTTATCTACCGAGATGGAATTGAAAGACGGTGACAAGTATGGCATGAAACGGGCAAAAGAATTTTCTGAGGGCTTACGAAAGACCTGCAGACAGATTGCCAATAACAATTGGATAATTCTTTGTACCAATCAAGAGAGAGAAGGTCCTACTGGAATAACCACGCCCGGCGGTAAGGGGATCCCCTACTACTCATCACTCAGGATCCGTATCACCCCTATGTACCCAGCAGGCAAAATCAAACGGAGTCGCAAGATAGGATCCAAAAACGTCGAGAAAGTTATCGGCGTGTCATCTATTTGCG